TCACGAAGACCAACCACATCGTTAGAATGTGGAATGGCTTGAACCTCAACAACATTATTTGAAATGTTTGTAGAAAGAATATTTACAGTATCTATAAGGATTTCACCGATGTCATATTTGACCGTTCCTGCGTTCTTTTTGATGATATTTGGTGTTCCGCCTTCTGCATAAGTGAAGAAGAAGATACGACCTTGTTTCTTATCAATGACTTCATCAGCCATGTAGACAGGATCGTTAACTCCTTCGATTCTGAATCCAGTAGAAGTGATGTTATAAGCGGATTCTGCGATATGGAACTGATTTCCGTAACAAAGTTCGTATTGTGCAAACTTACCGATCTCTGCCATCAGGTTTCTTCTCATAATCACTCTTGTGATGTTAGAGGTGATTGAGGAATCCACTCCATCAATCAAAGTTTGCGATTTACTGTACTTGAATCGACCACCGAACTTATTGACATCAATAGATCGTGAATATGTGGTCAATGCATTGCTGATTGCAGTCTTGAGTCGATTTGGATCGTCCGCAAAGTTTGTGTTATAATATGCGAAAGACTCAAGTTCAACATAAAGGTACTTGAGGTCAATAAATTCAGGTACAATACCTGCAACAGCGTAACTTTTCAGTTTTTGAACCAAATCTCTCTTTGTAAAGTCGGAAAGATAGTCACCATTTCGTGGTTTGACTGAAATAAACACTTTTCCGAACCTTGGAGGTGTCATTTCTTCACCACCAAACGCAGAAACCGACTCGACGTTAGGATAAACGTATGCCAGAACGCCTTCATAGTCTGCCGCGGTCACTGCACGGTATTGAGACGAGTAAATTCGAGGTGCATAATACTTAATTGACGAAATTGACTCGATTTCGTCTCCATCACGGGAAGGTTCGATCGTATTTACCAACGAAATGTTGGCGGCATCGACACTTCCACCGTCTTGATCTAAAAGTTGACCGATAAAACTGAATTCTGCAGCGCCGTTACCGTCTCTTCCTGCAGTTGTGATGTAAGTTGCGGTAATATAGTTCTCATTATTGAGTTTTTTACCGATTACACCGTCTCCAAACAGTAATTCATACCTTTCATCCTCAATTTCTTGTAACAAGAAGGAAGAAGAGGTCGAATTGATACCAATAATGTTGTCAATTTGTTTATGAACGACCGAAGTAGACGAACTTTCTGCAGTTTTGACCTTGACACGCAATGTAGAGGTGTCAATAAACGAATTATTGAGAATAAACCGTTGATTGAACTGTGCCGTATTGACTGTAAAGTTCTGAGTGATCAATAATCCTTCAAAAATTTCAATATTTTCGAATCTTGCAACGCCATCTGCGACGTTTACGGTAATATCTTCAGGAATCGAGAAAATATAACTTGTATTTGCTGCTGCACCATTACAAATCAGACCAGCTTTCAAGGTCAAAGTCACTGTTTCGGTCAATCCAGTGACAAAAAAGGAAATTCTTGCTCGTGCAGCACGACGAGAACGTGGAACGTATCCAATGTTACGTGCCAGAGAGACGACGTTTTCTCTTAATGTAGCGGAATCGAGAAAACTTTCGTTCGCCGCCATGTTTGTGTTGTAGGCGGTGATGTATGTATTATATGCCAGCGCATCAATAATGATCGAGAGGTTAGATCCCTCAAAATCATAGTCAGTAAAATTCGTATTCGCCCTCAGATAATCTCTGATAGACGTTTTGATATCATCAAAATCTAAATTAAGGTATTGACCGAAAGCCATTATAGTCTAGCCGGGAAAAGAAGAACGTCTACTGATTGAGTAGGAACAGGAAGACCGACAATATCATATTCAACAGTGATGAACATGTCGTTGGTATCGGCACCAATAGTCACATTCGCATCAACATTATTCACTCTGGGTTCAAAATTACTAATCGAACTCAGAATTTGTTCTCTAATACCGATAGATTCAAGAGCAGTGTTCAGTTCAAACAGTGAATTACTCACATTTGTGCCGAAAATGTCTTGAAAAGGTTTCTCACCAACAACGGTAAGAACAATATTTTGTACGGCACGTTTGATTGCATCCTCATTTTTTAACACAAGGACATCATTCGTCACTGGATGACGTTTAAATGACAGATTGATGTCCCTGAATGTTCTTGAAACAGATGCCACTGATACAATTATGGTCTAACCTCTTTATATTTAGACAGAAATTAGAGCACTTGTTTACCTTCCGAACTATCTTCCTCATCAACTCGTTCAATCAGTTCATTATTGTTCTTATTTTTCGTCGTTTTCTTCAACATGTCATCATTATAAACCTCTTGAATCAGTTTTTGATACTGATCATTTGCTAAATTGTCAAGAAAATCATTGTTCGGTGTCATTTTTTTCCTCCGTTTGGCGTTCTTTTGATGTTTTCCAGAAATATTCATCCTCACGACCCATGCCGAGACGATCAAATCCATTCTCAACTTGATAATATTGAGTCGATACCTTGAAATCAGGCATCTTTGGTGTCTCAGGTGTCAGACTATTGTCGTAAATACGCAATCGATTGTTTGGATACAATGCGTATTGTCCATTTTCAAGTTCAATCAGGTTATGTGACTTGTGTTCTGCGGGATTTTCACTCGTAGCCCAGTCCACATAATCTGGATCATGATGATAATTATCTATCGTACAAATGTATGTACCTTTGACATTACCATGATCTCTTGTATAACACTCAAAGTCCATACTACCGATGAACTTCTTGTCCACTGAAACGACGCCGTAATCCATACAATTCCAGAATTGTAGGTTAGGTAGACTCATATCAGGTGAAGGGGTCTCAGGGTCCGCCACAAACGCACTGATGGGGAGTTTATCGTACATTGCTGCATACTCTGGTAAGTATGTCTCAAAATAAAAAGCGCGCCCAGGAATCGATTTCACCGATACCCAGACGCCCTTTACGAACTCTCCATGACCGCTTTGATGATCCGTCAAATATTCTTTACGAACCCAGACTTCCTGTGAAGGAAGATTTGCAATCAAACAAGCCATATAAAGTTTTATGTCTTCTTCTATTTAATCATCTTCCATCTTAATTCGATAAACCGTTCGACGAGAAAAACGCTGATCCAATTTCAACTTCGCCCAATACAAACCAACGATCCATCCAGTAAACAAAACACCCTCAAACCACCCCATGGTGTTCCAGGCTTCAACTGCTGCATCCATGATTACTTACCTTGACCGCGATAAGGTTTCTTCGCTTTATTGCGAGATGTCGCGCTATACAATGTGTGTTTACCGTGTCCTTGTCGAGTTTTTTTCGGCGCAGACTGTACAAACACTCCACCACTCAGACCAACTTTAGACTTTGCCATCAGGACTCTTTCTCCTCTAATACATCAATGACTTTTACTTTATCAGGATCGATCGCACCTTCGCGACCTTCATCAAACCAAATCGAAAGTTTTTGCATTGCTTCAAACTTTCCTTCCTCACTCAGAAGGGTCGAGAGATCCCGCCCTTCATAAACCAACTTGAAACGTTTCTCAGACATCAGATTACCCTCGTCTTTTCGTGACCAACTCTGATGCGTGGATCGCACCACGTCACGATACCTTCTTTCTTGGCATCGAGACAGAAACTGACATCTTCTCCACACATATCTTGGACATTCCCTGA